AAAATACCAAATACAGTTGGATGGAAACATATTGTATAGAGGAGAAACTCCAACTGATAGTACAACAATAATTAATTCCATAAAGGAGAGGTTATAATGAAAGAACTTTCAATTAAAGAAATAGAACATAATTGGAAAAAGTTAAGAGATATCATTGAGAATACTTTTGATGATGACCGTCTTATTAACTTAAATAAAATGTATGATTACTTTGAAGACAGAATGTGTATGGCACCTGCAAGTGGTAAAGAACATTATCATTACGCACATGTAGGTGGTTATGTAGAACACGTTCTTCACATCATAGATTTTGCATTACAAATTAAAGGTACTTGGGAAAAGAATGGTGCAACAATAAACTTCACAGATGAAGAACTTGTTTTTGCTGCTTTACATCATGATTTGGGTAAGGTCGGTGATTTAAAACACGACTATTACATCCCAAATGATTCTGATTGGCACAGAAAGAATCAAGGTTTATTGTTTAAACACAACCCTAAGATTGAGTACATGACAGTTACTGATAGGGCTCTTTGGTTACTACAACACTTTGGTGTATCTATGACTCAGAACGAGTTCATTGGTCTTAGACTAACTGATGGTTTGTATGAGGACGCAAATAAGAGTTACTATGTTGGTTACACACCAGAAAGGTCCTTAAGGTCAAATATAGCTTATATCTTACATCAGGCTGATATGTTAGCTACTCATGTTGAATATGATGAATGGAAACGTGGTGAGTTGGAAGAGGAACAAAAGGTAGAGAAGAGTGTTGAAAAGATTAAAGGAGCTGTAACCACAGAGGAAGTATCAGAACAGTTGTCAGAAAAATCTAAAGATTTATTTAATGAACTATTTGGAGATGCATAATGTTTATTGAAATAATTCTAGGTGCTGTAATTCTTGTTGAATGTTATGTCATTTGGAATCTCATGAGAAAAACAGAAGTGTTAGAAACATGGGTTGAAGAATTTACAGAACTTATAGAATCCGTAAATAGTGAATTAAAGATAATAGATAGTAGAGGTGCCTTTGAGGCTGATGATGAGGTAGGTTCTACGTTCAAACAAATACAACAAACCGTAAACAAACTAACTATTATGAGGGGGGAAAATGTTGATGACAAGAAAGTCGACTAAGCCTAAAGTAAAAAGAAAACGTAAAAAGAAAAGTAAAATCTATTTTGGTACACCTGTACAAAATGCAATTATAAGGTATAATGAAAATAGTAATCCTGTAATAAAGAACAGAATTTACAAGGAACATATAGCATTTGCTTTTAATAAGTTAGCTGAAAATCTAATTCATACTTTTAAATTTTATTATTTTGATTATCCAATCGAAGAGGTAAAACATGAGGTTGTAGCGTTCATGGTTATGCAAATGCCAAAATACAAACCAGATAAAGGTAGAGCGTTCTCATACTTTTCTATTGTTGGTAAGAATTGGTTGATACTTCATAATAACAACAATTATAAAAAGATGAAGATTCATGACCAAATAACTGTTTTAGATTACAACAGAAACGTGACCAAAGAATCTAGTGAATCCGATGTCGATGATTTTAACATAGAGTTTGTTGACCAGATGTTAGAATATTGGGACAACAACATTACAAATATTTTTCGTAGACAGAAAGATATACTTGTTGCAGATTCCGTTCTTGAATTATTTCGTAGAAGAAGAAATATAGAAAACTTTAACAAGAAAGCTCTCTATATTATGATTCGTGAAATGACTGGTTCTAATACACAACATATTACAAGAGTAATAAATCAGATGAAGAACTATTACTTCAGTATGTTAGAAGAGTTTCAATCAGATGGTAAAATAGATACGGCCAATACTGGTTCAATATTCTAAACAAAAAAAGGGGAACTTAGTTCCCCTTTTTTCTTGCCTGATAGTGTAGGACTATCAAACTATTTCGTACCTACTTACGAAATAAACCCACCAACACCAATAAGGCGACAAGTCCAGCGAAACCCGACTCGCCGAACTTATTAATGATGGATGTGAGGTTACCAATAACATTGACACCAAAGATACCAGTTCCGAATATTACTTCAGAAACTGCACCTACGGCTACAAAGGAAACTAATAAATGAACAATGTCATCTATATATCCCTTTACCATTGTTATTATTTCCTGCATGGTTATCTCCCGTTAGTTAGAAAAAAAGGGTTAATAAAAACCCTCGTATATAACTATAATCTCATCAAATAATAATTTTCAGTATATATTTATATATTGTCTTTTTTTCACATCCCTATATTTATTAGTATATAAAAACATATAGGTTTAATCATGAGTATAGATTACGAAATATTTGAAGGTAAATCTTTATCATCACTTTTCGAAGATATTTACAAAAACACAGAATATAATAGAAAACAATTGGACATTCTTACAAAAGAGTTAGTTCAATTTATTAAGGATGGGGATACTGCAGTTCAGATAGTTCCTATGATAAAAGAGTATCTTGAAATAAATGTCAGAAATGACGACCAACTAGTAAAGATGGCTGGTATCGTTCAGAGACTTATATCTGCTGAGGGTAAGGCTGGTGCAGAAGATGAATTTGGATTATCAGAAGAAGAGAAGAATCAACTACTATCTGGTATTGAAGATACTATAAAAGATATACAAACAGAGTCAGATAAGATACATAATAAAATAGAAAATGCTGATAGGATAAATTAATGGCATATAGAGAAAAAAGGAATATTGACCAAACAACCTCTATACCTTTAAGTCGTTTAGCAACACCATCAGAAATTAGTTCTTACATAAAAAGATTAATTACTGCTTCTCAATATGATTATCATGAATCAGAAGCTATGGAAGTACAGAGTGTTACGTTAAACGAGGTAAATAATCGTGGTTCTGTATCTGGTACTTTTTTAAATAGTGGTAATTTTTTAGAAAACGTAAAACCTTTATTTGGAAACATGACCACAATACCTGTTATTGGTGAACACGTTGTGGTAACAGAATTTAATGGTCAACAATACTATTCTACTATTATCAACAGAAAAGGTTCTACTAACGAAAATTCAATACCTGGTGCATCAGGTACTTATGTAGAAAACACAAAGTATGGAAAAACTTTTGAAAGAAAAAAAGTAAAACCTATTGAGATAGGAGAAGGGTGTATCACATTTGATGGTAGATTTGGTCAGACATTACATTTTGACGGACACGACAATACACCAAAAATAAAAATATCTACACACGTTGATGAATCGGATGGAAACTTTAGAAAAGAAAGTATTGATAATGATGACGCATCAATATATTTAATATCTCGTGGTATGAGGGATAAGTTTGATGGTGAACAGATTGAAGGAAAAAAAGTGTTAATTCAGTCCGATGGTATATTTATTAAAGGAAGACAAGAGGTGAAAATTAATGCACCTAATTTAAGTGTAATTAAAGACGAAGTAAAATTAGGTAGTAGAGATGCTACACAAGCAGTAGTATTGGGAGATGAACTGAAAAAAATATTAGAAGATATTGCTAGTGTGTTAAAATTATTACCAGTAGCAATTGACAACACACAATCACCGTTATCTGCTAAAGATCCTCAAATGGTAAGTAAGATAGCTGGATTGACATTAAAGATAAATAATATGTTAAGTAAAAAAGTAAAAACGATATAGGAGTTATCATGACTAAAAAACAGTTGGTAAAAATAATCCAAGAAGTTGTTCGTAGAGAAATAAAAAAAGAGATAAATGAGATATTTATTAACGAACAAAAAACTTCATCTAAAAAATTAGCTGATGTTATACCACAAGTATCAGAACCAAAAGAACAAGTAAAGTATACAAATAATAAATCTTTAAATGACGTTCTGAATGAAACTGTTGGTCTTAGTAAAAACCAAACTAGTGAATATCCAACAATGGGTGGTGGAACATTTGACACTTCAAGAATGACTGAACTATTAGGATACGGTCAAACAGATGAAGTTAAACGTGACATGGTTGCTGTAGATACTATAAAGAAAGCTGGAATGTCTGTTGACCAAGTACCAGACCATGTAACAAATGCATTAACAAAGGATTATAGTAAATTAATGAAAGTATTAGATAAGAAGAAACAAGGAGGATTGGGATAATGCCAAGAAGTGCTAGAGAAGTAGATTTAGATCCTAGAACATATGTTGGGTTATCTTTTCCTTTAAGGGCAGATAACAATAACAACTTTACTATGACTAAAAATTCTTTACAGCAGTCTAGGCACAATCTTAGGAATCTGTTATTAACTTATCCTGGTGAAAGAGTAGGTAATCCTGAATTTGGTTGTAGGTTAAGGGAAGTATGTTTTGAACAACATGATGAAAACTTGCCATCAAAAATTGAAGATGTAATTATAGAAGCAACAAATGTATTTTTACCATATATCAATATAATTGATATAGAAACTTTAACTGAGGAAAACCAACCAGAAAAAATATTTGTTAGTATAAAATTTTCAACCACTTTAGATCCGTTGGTAAATCAATCGTTAACATTAAACGCATCTGATGGAACTGAAGTTGGTGGAGATAGTTCTGAAGGTAGACCTGGAGGATATTAATGGCACGTACAAGTATAAAAAAAGATTCGGTAAAATCTATAAACTATTTGAATAAAGACTTTAGTGACTTTAAAACAAATCTTATAGAGTTTGCTAAACAATACTTTCCAAATACATATAATGACTTTAACGAAGCATCACCTGGTATGATGTTTATTGAAATGGCTTCTTATGTGGGTGATGTTTTATCTTATTATATTGATTCACAATTTAGAGAAACTCTCTTAGCTTACGCTGAAGAAAAAAGAAATGTATATAACATAGCACAATCATTTGGTTACAAACCAAAAACAACTTCACCAGCTGATGTTGTTTTGGATGTATTTCAGACTGTTCCAGCTCTTAATGGTAAACCAGATTATAGATATGCTTTAACAGTTAATGAGGGAGCTCAAATAAATGCTAGTTCTAATGGGACAACGTTTAGAATTTTAGAAGATGTAAACTTTAAATTTTCTAGTTCTTATGATACTAGAGACGTTTCAATATTTGAAACAGATAGCGGTGAACCTACAAAATTTTTATTAAAGAAAAAAATAAAAGCAAGAAGTGGTGAGATATCTACAGAGTTTTTTGATTTTGGTTCTGCAGAAAAATATCCACAATTAAAGTTGGCAAATCCAGATGTAATAGAAATAATATCATGTACTGATAGTGATGGTAACAAATGGTATGAAGTTGATTCTTTGGCTAGAGATACTGTATTTGAAGATATGGAGAATAACTCTGCAAACGATCCTTCTTCAATTGGAGACAGAGAAAAAGTAGGTTATATATTGAAACTAAAAAAAGTATCAAGAAGATTTACGACTTATATAAATGAAAATGATGAAACTGTATTAAGATTCGGTGCTGGTATATCAGATAATCCAGATGAGGAAATTGTTCCTAATCCAACAAATGTGGGTTCTAATTTACCAGGTAGTCCGTCTTATTTAACAACAGCTTTCGATCCTTCTAATTTTTTGAAGACAAGCACATTTGGATTAGCACCTGCAAATACAACTCTTACAATAGAATACTCATATGGTGGTGGTATAGATGACAATGTAAATGTAGGTGATGTCAATCAATTAGGTCCAATTTCTTTTACTATAAACGACAATGGTCTTTCTTCAACATTAGTACAAGAATCAAAAGACTCAGTTTCATTTACAAATCCAAGACCAGCAACTGGTGGTTCTTCTGGTGAAACTGTTAGAGAAACTAGAGAAAATGCATTAGCATACTTTCAAGCACAATCAAGAGCAGTTACTAAAGATGACTATATTGTAAGAGCATATTCTTTACCAGCAAAATATGGAACCGTTGCAAAAATTCATCTGTCACAAGACGAACAATTAAGTAAAGTTGGTATGGCAGAAATGTTAGAGCGTGAAATCACAGACTCTGATATAGGTAAGAGTTTAAAAGATTTACAAGTTAATAATATTCCAAATCCATTAGCAATGAATATGTATACTCTTGGATTTGATTCTAACAAAAAATTAAAACCACTAACACAAACATCAAAACAAAATTTAAAAACTTATCTATCACAGTATAGATTAGTTACTGATGCAATTAATATAAAAGATGCTTATATTATTAACATTGCAGTTAATTTTGCAATATTAACAAAAATTGGTTTCAATAAAAATGAAGTTCTATTGAGATGTGTTAGTGCCGTACAAGATTTCTTTGATATTGATAGATGGCAGATAGGTCAACCTATAGTTCTTGCTGATTTAGTTTATGAAATATCTTTAGTTGATGGTGTAGCTACTGTTGTTAATCCAACAGAAAATAATTCAAAAAATTTACCAATTGTAATTGAAAACAAGTATCAGTTGGCTCAAGGATATTCTGGTAATTTCTTTGATATTGATTCGTCATTACGAGGTGGTATCTTATATCCAGCTTTAGATCCTAGTATATTTGAAGTTAAATTTCCTAATTCAGATATTAAAGGAAAAGTTTTAGGTGATAATCTAGGAGTTAGGGAGTAGATAAATGCATTTTTTTACGTTCGCAGAAAAAGACACAACTTTATATCAGAATAGCGGTAGTTTAAATGCTGGAATGGATGAGATTCTAGAGATAAGAAAAGAAGTAA